GCACAAAGTCTTTATTGCTCAAATGCAGGGGACGCGTTTAGTACGGTGCTTAATGATCTTAGAACGAAAGCAATGGAGTATCCAAGTCCTTCATTTGGATTTTATGAATACTCAGCACCAATGTCTATTAGACAAAATTTACATGATCGTAAATTGTGGGCAATAAGTAACCCAGCCCTTGGACATACAATCACGGAACAGGCAATTGAGGAAAGCATTGCAACTAACTCAATAGAAGCTACACTCACTGAAACTTTTTCGGTTTGGATTGATTCCCAAGTAAGTCCTTGGACATTTGGCAGTATTGAGGCTTGCAGCAATTCCGAGTTAGTTTTACCTGTTGGGGCAATGACCGTGTTTGCTTTTGATGTAAGTCCATCAAAACGCAGTGGCACTTTAGTAGCTGCTCAAATAGTTGACGGAAAGATTGGAGTTGGGGTTATGGAAACCTTCAGCTCTGATATTGCTATTGATGAGCTTAAAATGACCCAAGCAATACATGATTGGGCTTTAAAGTACAGACCGACATTTATAGCTTATGACAAATACGCTACTGCTTCTATTGCTCAAAAATTAGAACAACAAAATCATAAATTAATTGATATTAGTGGGCAAACCTTTTATCAAGCTTGTGGAGAACTAGCTGACAGTTTGACAAATAACCGTATTGTTCATAGCGGTCAACCTGAATGGGTTCAATCAATGAATAATTGTGCGGCTAAGCAAAATGACTATGGTTTCAGAGTGATTCGCAGAAAATCCGCTGGAGATGTCTGTTCGGCAATTGCAACAGCAATGTGTGTTCATTTGTTATCAAAGCCAATTTCTGTCCCAATGATCTACGCATGACGGTCAAAAGTGATATAATTATCTAATGGGATTTTTCCGCGATTTAATCGGTATAACACCTAAAACTGACATTAAGGCTCAACTAGCCCCTTCAGTCATGGGCGATAGTTTTAATTATTTTCAACCATTTCAACCTTTAAGTTTTGACAGAGCAGAGGCGATCACTATTCCGTCTTGCCAACAAGCTCGCAACATTATTTGCGGAATTATTAGCGGCATGGAACTTTCTACTTATTCAAAAGCAACTGGCGAGGAAATACCTAATTTACCTTGGGTTAATCAATTAACTAAAAACGCGCCAAACAATGTAACTCTTTCTTGGATTGTTGATTCATTAATTTGGTATTCTGTCGCTTATTTGCAAGTGGTTGAGCAGTATTCCGACGACCTGCGACCTTCACACTTTGATTATGTTGTTAACTCAAGAGTTACAGTTGAATTAAATAATAACAATACGCTTGTCAAAACCTACCATGTGGACGGAAAACCTGTACCAATGTCAGGGATTGGAAGTTTGGTTACAATACAGATTGGTAAAGACGCACTTCTTACTTCAGGTGCAAGAGTTCTTAGATCAGCTGCCGATTTAGAAAGAGCTGTTGCAGTTGCTTCATCTACACCGCAACCAGCTGGAATTTTAAAAAATAATGGCGCAGACATGGGTGAAAAAGAAGTTGCTGGATTATTGTCCGCTTGGCGTCGCGCTAGAGAATCAAGATCAACTGCTTATTTAACTGCAAGTTTAGAATACCAACCAACTTCATTTTCTCCTAAAGATATGATGTATGTGGACGCGCTTCAAAATAGCGCAGCCCAAGTGGCGAGATTATTTAACATTGACGCGTTCTATTTAAACTGTGATATGAACAATAGTATGGTTTATCAGAACATATTAGACAACCGCCGTCAGCTCGTTAGCTTTACACTTGCGCCTTACATTCAGGCAATAGAAAAAAGATTTAGCATGGACGATCTAAGTCCAATGACTCAGGAAATCCGCTTTGACATTGATTCAGGCTTCTTGCGTGCTGACCCAATGGAAAGACTTGCAGTTGTAGAAAAAATGTTACAACTAGAACTAATAACCGTTGAACAAGCTAGAGAAATGGAAGATTTAAGCCCAAATGGAAATAATTAATTTTAGCGCAGAATTAACTTCAAGCGATTCAGAGCGTCGTATTATTGGCGGTCAAATTGTACCCTTTGAAAAAATTGGCTCAACAAATGTTGGCAAAGTTGTATTCGAAAAAGGTTCTATCTCAATTGACCCTTCAAAACGACAAAAATTATTATTAGAGCATGACCCTAAAGCACCATTGGGTTATCTCAAGAAAGACAGTATTGAAATTACAGATCAAGGTATTTATGCCGAGTTTAAACTATCAAACACACAAAGAGGTAACGACGCCTTAATTGAAGCTTCAGACGAGTGGCAATTACGCAACGGACTTTCTGTTGGTGTTGAAGTTATTGAAGGCAAAAACAAAAGCGGCGTTTATCATGTAACAGCTGCTAATTTATATGAAGTTTCTTTAGTACAGGCTGCGGCTTTCGGCAACGAAAATGCAGGAGTATCTAAAGTTGCTGCGTCTGAAAATACAGAGGCAGTTTCAACCGAAACCAAAACAGAAATAGAGGAAATTGTGGATAACACAACAACCGATACACCTGTTGCGACCGAGGTAGTAGAAACCCCAGCGGTTGAAGCTTCTCGCCCAACAGTAACCGCCGCGGTGTATACAACACCACGCGTTGCACCAATGACTTCAGCTCAATATCTTGAAAACACAATCAAAGCAGCAATGGGTGACGATCAATCTCGTCAATTAATCCTTGCAGCTGATTCAAGCACTACAACAAACACTGGCTTAACATTACCTTTGCACATGCAAGAGTTTGTTACTTCAACAATTTCAGATCGTCCAGCAATTGACGCGATCAGTAGAGGAAGCGTCCCTGTAAGCGGGCTTAGTTTTACAGTCCCTAAATTGACGGTTGCCCCTGAGGTGAACGAAGTTAATGAAGGCGCAGCAATGACAAATGTTGAAATGGAATCAGGTTACCTGACTGCTTCAATCGTTAAACTAGCTGCAAAAAATGAAGTTACTTGGGAACTCATTGATAGATCGAGTCCAGAATTTTATTCTGAGCTTGTCCGTGAGTTAAATAATGCCTATGCTAAAAAATCTGACAAGTTAGTTCTGCAAACAATTGTTGCAGACGGAACAGTTGCAACAGCAACAACCGCAGACGCAGACGGACTGCAAGCGTTTCTTGCAACCGAAGCAGCCGCAGCAAAGAAGTCAACAGGAAAGTTTGCTCGTAACTTAATTGCGTCAACAGATGTTTGGGCGTCAATTATGGGCATGCAGGATTCAACAAAGCGTGCTTTGTATATGGCTTCAAATCCTCAAAACAATTCAGGTAATGTTATCGGTCAATCAATTACTGGAACTGTACTTGGCAGCAACCTGTATGTTGATGAAAATGTTTTGGCTTCTGGATTTATTGATGATTCATGCTTCTTGGTAGTACCTGAGGCAATTACATTTTATGAATCACCTGTTACAAAATTGCAGGTTCAACTTGCTGATAATGGCAAGATTTCAATTCAGATTTACGGTTATGCAAGCGTGCTAACAAAGCAAGCAGGCGGAATCCGCAAGTTTAACAAGGCTTAATTAAGTCTGTTAGTAACTGTGAGGGGGCTTTGGAAGCCTTAGCCCCCTTACTCTAAGAAGGGAATTATGGCAGCCACATTTTGCACCGAAGCAGAGCTTCGAGCCAATTTACAATTAGGCTCACTTTATACTTCTGCGACAGTTGAAGAAGTCTGTCAAGCTGGACAAAATATAATTACGGATTACTTATGGAAAAATCAAGCTTTCAATTCAGCACACTCACACATAGTTGGATTTGGTACATTGTATTTTGATACACCGCATGACTTTTTTGTGGGGCAAGTAGTAACGGTAAGTGGTAACGGCTCAACTTTTAATGGTTCTAAAACAATTACAGACATAGACACATATTCAATTACTTTTGTAACTTCACACTCAACTGTTGAGCCAATTCACCCAACTTCACCTTATGGAACTGTTGCTGCAACTGATTATGTTACATATAGCACCGTACCCGAAGTTAGGCTCGCGACTTTAATGGTATGTACTGAGATTTGGCAGGCAAAACAAGCTGCTAACGGCGGCGCATTAGACCCTTCTTTTCAACCTTCTCCTTTTAAAATGGGTTCAACCTTAATAGCAAAAGTACGAGGCTTACTTGCGAACCACTTAGCGCCCAATGGACTAATAGGCTAATGACAGTTGCCGTTACAACTCTCAGAGC